TTTGCAAATAGAATGGATAAAACAGCCTATGTCCAAACTTATACTACACGTCCTTTAGTTGATACAAGAATAATGAATATGATTCAGTTAAATAAAATGCCTTCAGGACATAATATTATTGTTGCTATTATGAGTTATTCAGGTTATAATCAAGAAGACAGTATATTGTTTAATAAAGGTTCAATAGATAGAGGTTTATTTTCAGCAACACTTTACCGTACAGAAAAAGATGAAGATAAAAAAATACAAGGTGATGAAGAAATAAGATGTAAACCTGATAGAAATAAAACAAAAGGTATGAAATTTGGAAATTATGATAAGTTAAATAGCAACGGAGTTATCCCAGAGAATACAGAAATAGAAAAAGGAGATGTTATTATGGGAAAAATTGTCCCAATTAAAGAAAATAGAAATGACCATACAAAAACAATTAAATATAAGGATCAAAGTAGAATTTATAGGTCAAAAGAAAACTCATTTATTGATAAAAATTATATTCATCGCAATGGAGATGGTTATACATTTGCAAAAATTAAAACAAGAACTTACCGTATTCCAAATATAGGAGATAAATTTAGTTCAAGACATGGACAAAAAGGAACTATCGGATTAATTATTCCAGAAGATGATATGCCTTACACTGAAGATGGAATTAAACCAGACATTATAATCAATCCACATGCTATCCCTTCTAGGATGACAATAGCTCAATTAAAAGAAACACTTCTAGGCAAAGCCCTTTTAGATTTGGGACTTTTTGGTGACGGTACAAGTTTTGGAAAACAATCTATTAAAAGTATTCGTAATGTATTGCAAAAGTTAGGTATGGAAAGAAATGGAAACGAAATATTATATAATGGAATGACTGGTGAACAGTTAGAAACTGAAATTTTTATAGGGCCTGCTTTTTATCAAAGACTAAAACATATGGTTGCTGATAAGGTTCATAGTAGAAATTTTGGTCCAATGGTAGTACTTACTAGACAACCTGCAGAAGGTAGAAGTCGAGATGGCGGGCTTCGATTTGGAGAAATGGAGCGTGATTGTATGATTAGTCACGGAGCTAGCAGATTTACACAAGATAGAATTTATTATTCTAGTGATAAATTTGAAACATATTGTTGTAATAAATGCGGTATGTTTGCTATATATAATGATGAAAAACGTATATTTAATTGTAAAACGTGCAATAATAGAACACATTTTAGTAGAATTAAAATACCTTATGCTTGTAAATTACTTTTTCAAGAGTTAGTTAGCATGAATATAGCTCCTCGCATAATCACAGAATAAATAAAATTGAATTAAAAAATATATAATTTTTTAATCCTATTACATACAATAACATAATGGCATCAATAGTAATTGAACAACAACAAAAAAATACCTATATTTCAAATCATGTAATTCAAGCTAGTAGCAAACAAGATATGACTTTTAACGGGAAAGCACTAGATAATTCATTTGATTATGTTATAGCAGCAGATAATCACGGTAGACTAAATAATAAATTTATGTTAATGAATATTTTAAATTTAATAGATTGGTCAACATTTTTACTTAATAAAAATTGGAAACAACTTTTAATTGAAAAAACATGTGGTGACAATTCTAATCGAGTTGGTGCTACATTTACTATTATAAAGATATATCCCGATAAGTTTATTGTCGATTGGATTGGAGATTCTAGTGGAAAAATATATGATAGAGACGAAAAAAAGGAACTATGGACAACAAAAGACCACGATTATAATAATAAAGAAGATATTGAAAATTTAATAAAAAATGGATTTACAATAAAAAATGCATCTGATATTGCAGTTAAAGATAGTTCTACAATAGTAAGTGTACATGCTAAACTGTTTAAAAAAAATAATGAAAGTATTAATATGACTAGAAGTTTGGGACATAGTGGAATTTTTGCCAATAGTTTAATGAATTTTGATAGTGAAACAATAGAAAGAAATCCAGAAAAAAACTATAAAGTTATTGTTGGTACAGATGGTTTATGGCAAATGACATGTAAACATGACTTAGAATATTTATGTAATAAAGATAATGACGCATCAGATATATCAGGATTTGCTCTGTCTAGATGGAAACAAACTTGGATTTGGGATAACAGTCAAGGGACAATGACAAAAGATATTAAGTTTCCCGAACATAATATTGATGATATAGGTGTAGCTGTTTGGAACAATTAAAAATAAATTAAATAATAAAAAAATATTTTTTTATATTATTAATGAGTAAAACAAAAAAATTAAAATCAATCATGTTACAAATAAATGAATTAATTGACGATAATACTAGAAATGAAATCGATAAAAAGGATAGTAATATATTAGAATTAGAACATTTAATATCTAACGTTAATAATTGTGGTTCTTATGAATTACAAACAGGGTATGGGGTAAAAAATATAAAAAATGTATTGAACTCTTTATTATGTGTAATTAAAAAACAAAATAAAAGAATTTCCGAATTAGAAAAATTTGTAATAAAACAAGAATATAAATCTAATAATCCATTTGATTTAGTTTAAAATATTATAAACAGCTTTAAACTTCTCTACTAAATCTTCGGGTATTTCATTAAAATCAATCATTTTTTTATTTAAGTTAAATCTTTTTAGTGCTCCTTCTGTTTCTTGTAGTTTTTTTTGAAATAATTCTCTATCATTGAAATATTTGCATGCTGTTTTAGGTCCGCACTTTTTAAATACACCTTTAATATTATCACTTTTATCACCTGTTAATATTTTTACAAATAAATCCTTTTCCGCATTATTGAAACTTGATTTTTTTTCGGTAAGTTTTTTAAATTTTAAATCATAAATTTTCACATTTTCAGATGCTAATTGTAAATAATCCATATCGCTTGTTATTATATTAATATTCGAGTTAGGATATTTTGATAAAATATCTTTTGTTAGTATTGCCAAACAATCATCTGCTTCTAATGTGGGATATTTAAATACTATTTTTGCACCAGCTTTTATAAACAAATCTTCATGGTATACTTTTTTAAAGAAAGGGCCTCCCAGAAAAGAGTCATCATATACTCGATTTGCTTTATAGGTCGAAAGATGGGACATTCTCCAAATTTTTTGCCGCGGACAATCTTTTCCAACTAAGATAATAGGATTATCCAACTTTAATTTTTTAGACATTTCTTTTATTTTTGTGTCAAATGTTTTTACAAATTTATCTAAAAACTCTTTATTTTCAAATGGCGGATGTTCTTTATCTATAATTTGCTCTCGTTTTGCTAATTTAAACCAATTTAATATAGCATAATATCTGAAAAATATAAAATAACTACCATCAATAAGTATAAATTGTTGTTGTATTGTCTCCATATGGTATTATATTAATAATAAAAATATTTATAATCAATTTTATATCAAAATTTATAAATAAAAACATCTTTTGTTTATAAATTTAGTTTAGCAGTTATTGATAAAGAAGAGAAAAAAGAAAAAAATAAAGAAGAAGATGAAATAGTTTAAATATTATAGAGATTATTATATATAAAATGAGTCATGGATGTCCTTTTAAAAAATCAACGGCTAAGATGAGATGGAAATGGAGAAAAAAGCGCGTTAGAAGATTACAACGAAAAAGAAGAAAAATGAGAGCAAGAGCAAAATAATTATCGTTATTTATATATATATATATGTCAAGTTCAGAGTTAGAATGGTGGGCATCTGATGGAGAAAAAGGAACCGCGCCTAGAAATAGCGAAGTGATTGAAGGACCTCCTGCTAGACCTTTGGTGGCGTGGAAAGATCTTGTTGAAGACATGCCAATATATGATAAAGCTAATGTTATTAGTACAAATAGAATACCATCACGCGAGGGTGATAGTTATTTAGGACAACACTTGCTTGAAAGTTTAAGAAAAAAAAAGAAAGAGAAAAAAATAACAAAAAAAGAAGAAATAATCTTACAAGCAATATATAAAGAAAGAAAAAAATATTTTGATACAACTGAGGATGAAGGAAAAGGAAAAAGTGAAGGAAGCAGGTCTGTTGTTCATTCTTCTTTTAATATTCAGTCAAGATTAGATGATGCTTTTAAAAATAAAAAGTTCACAACTAACGGAGAAATGTTTAAATTTATTGAACCAAAACAAAGTAACGCTCAAGGAGTAATACGTTTGCAGTTTATAAATTTACCTTCATCATTTACTGCTGCTGGTGGACCAAAAGGAACTGGTACACAAAAATCTATACATGATATTACTAGTTTGCATTACCACTTTTACGGTGAAGAAAAAACAAATGGTGTTTTTGGACACATAAAATTTACATCACAAATAGGAACAAAAAATTTACCTGTAACATTTTTTATAGAACTTAAAACTAATGGTCAATCAATATATAAATTATTAGATAATGATAAAAATACGTATAGAGCACGTCAAAAAAGTTTTCATAAATTTAAGATAATATTAGGAAATTTCTTGAAAGATTATGGTGTTACAAAAACAGTTGCAAACGAACAGGTACCTTTTTTATTAGAAGCATTAAAAGAGATGATAGCTAGGGCACTTAGCATATATAAGGTTTTACCTTCCAATAATGTACTACGTATGGGAGGTAAAAGAAAAACATATAAAAGAAAACGTAAATCATCAAAAAGAAAAACAAAAAAAAGAAAAAAGAAAAGAAAAACTAGAAGAAAAAGGAAATACAGAAAAAAAAGAACTAAGAGACGCAGATAATTATTATAATCTATTTAAAAATTTAGTAAATATATTATATATATGAACATATTCAATGGAATGAATAAATATTATGAAAATATTAATAAAAAAAAACCTGTATTGGTAAATTTCAAAACAAATCATGCATTTGAGAAAAGATTTCTAGAATCAAAACATATTAACGAAAAATACCCAGATAGAATACCTATTATTTGTGAAAAATATACAGTAGGTGATCCTGATATTGATAGAAAAAAATATTTAGTTCCAGACGATTTATCTATTTCAAATTTTTTGTATGTTATAAGAAAAAGAATAAAGTTAGAACCAGAAAAAGCCTTATATTTATTTATTAATGGTAAAATATTGAATGGTTCTGGTCTTTTAGCACAAGTTCATGAAAAAAATAAAGATAAAGATGGATTTTTGTATGTTAAATATACTTTGGAAAATACATTTGGATAAATTTTAATATTGAAATATATTATATAATGTCAGAACCATTAGCCAAGTACAGAAGCTCATTTACTTTAGTTAGAAATAACAATTATTGTAAGAGAGGTCAAACATTTAGAAAAGGTAGACACTCATATGTTGAATTTGGACCTACAGATACAGCATGTGACGATATTGATACAAGTGGTTACGCTAAACCCGGACCTACAACAGATACAAGTAGTCGTATTGCAAGAATAAAGAAGATTCAAACTAGAACAAGAAGTAACCATTCAAATCAGGCAAATCCATCTAATGGAACAAAAAGAGGCCCTCATGCTACAGTTGAAAATAGTGCAAGTGGTACTGATTCAAAATCACGAAGAGCTCAATTGTTTGGTGATTTAGGAAATATCCCTGGTGCTACTTCAGGAAAATGTGGAGATGCAAGTGATGTTATTTATTTTAAAAAGATTTTCGAAAGAGTCAGTCTTAATCAACCTACTGCTTCTGGAGCAAATTAAATTTTCTTATTTTATTGTATAATGTTTAATAAACTTTTAGCAGAATTTTTAGGAACAATGTTCTTTTTATATGTTATTCTTGCAACAGGAGATGCAATAGCTATCGGCCTTGCTCTTATTGTTGTTATCTTGGTTGCTGGAAAACTTTCTGGAGGTCATTTTAATCCTGCTGTGTCAGTAATGTTAGCAATGTCTGGAAAATTTGCAATGAAAGATTTAGCTCCTTATGTTTTGGCTCAAATTGGTGGAGGATTAGCAGCATTGGAGTTTTATAAACGCGTCAAATTTTAATTAGGTCAACATTATAATTTTTATCTAAATATATAT